CAACGGAAATTATGGGGTAAGTACCTACATAACCGTAGTTGGTCCTCTAGTAGGTCCTTCTTACATCGAGAACGAGACTAATCAAGAGTTTATTACCATTACTGGAACTCTTCGAGCACAGACTACAAAAACTATTAACAATCGTGGTTTAGTTGACGGGCTTGTTACTGTTAGTACAACAGTAGCGCACGGACTTGTTGCTGGCGACTTAGTTGTTATTAGCGGACTCGGTGCTCCATACGATGGAAACCAAATAGTAGCGAGCATCATTGGCACTGTCGCTACTTCAACTCAATTTACCTACGAAGCAAGTGGTAGCAATGTTGCTTATGGCGCTGCTAGTGGTTCTTTAGTTTATGGACCAGACACTTTAGAAATTGACACCTACAACAGAGTTGTATTTCTTAATGGAGAATATTATGGTGCTAGAACAAAGTTAGAGGTCTACAACGACTGGGTTACTTTGTCTCCTGGAGCAAATGTCATTTCTTTCTATGACAACGGTGTGGCATCTAACTCTTCTGCCAAAATTACGGTTCAGTACAGGTCTGGTTGGCTAGGATAAACTTTTTAGGAAAAATGACAAATGGCGACGAATGAAATTACACCAGCAGAGTATCGCTACTATGTTGCTGACCTTCTAACTAATAATGTTATTGGCGAGATTCCTTTCACTAACGTAAGTTACGAGCGTGCTTTGAGTAAGGCTGGAAGTTTTTCTGGAAGCATTCCAGTCATTGAGGCAACTTCTGCTTTCAATTTATATGAAAGCACAATGCCTGGAAAAACAGCGCTTTATATTCTTCGTAATGGCGTCTGCGTCTGGGGTGGAATAATCTGGTCTCGCTCATACGACCCAGCGAATAAAACTTTACAAGTTGATGGTCAAGAGTTTATAAGTTATCTCTATCATCGTGCTGTTTGGCAGACTCTTTATTATGGCTCTGAGGGAGTTTATTGTTCTCGCTATCAAGCAGGAAGCGGAACTGCAACAGTATTTACAGACACAGAGCACGGATTTTCTGCTGGAGATAAGGTAAAAGTTCTCAATCTAAACTCTGCTCTAAACGGAACTCACACCATAGCAAGCATTCCTTCTTTGGCTAGTTTTACATTTACCACAGCAGCCACTCTTGCTGCCTCAAACTCAAGCACTGGAACAGCCAGAACCATTGTCGATTCTTATGATGTGACAAGAGACATTCTTGGCTGGCTTTCCGATGACTTTGGAGAGAACGAATTTGTCAATGACGAAATCAAACCTGCCAGTGAGACAGAGTACGCAGTTACAAACAAGTCTATGACTAGCGGTGTAGCCACGCTGACTACTGCTTTGCCGCATGATTTTATAGAAGGACAACTTCTTGAAATTGTTGATGTTGACAATGCTTTGAATAGTTTTGTGACTATCAAAGAAATACCCACCTCTACAACATTTACATTTGATGTTGCTGGGAGCCCTGCCAATATTTCTCCTGTCGCTGTTAGCGGGCTGGCTTCTTACAATGTAACATCTAAAGCAATAGAAACTACTTCACTTTCTGTCACAAACAAAGTTGCTTCTAGCAACATAGTTACCATCACAACTTCAGCAACTCACTATTTACAGGTGGGCGATGAGGTAAGTATCTCCAATGTTGATAGTAACCTAAACGGAACTTACACTGTAGCAAGCACTCCTACGACTACAACTTTTACCTACGCAAAGACTATTGCCAATATTGCCTCTACTCCTGTTGTTGATGGTGTTGCTTCTTATAAAAGCGCTGTGTTAGTTACTTCAGCCGCACACGGGCTTTCTGCTGGAAAAAGCATAGTAGTTGAGATAAATGATGAAGTATTTGACGGAACTCATGTTGTCTCTAAGGTAGACAACTCAACCACATTTAGATACAACTTATTTAAGATTCTAAATGTAACTGCTGAAGGTGTCTTTGGCGGAGTGGTGAAGTGGGGAGCAAGGGCTGTTGCTGGAACTTATGGCTCATTCTCTGCTAATTCAGATGTGGATATCGCCTCTACCGCAGATGTAAGTGGCAAATATATCGGCGTAACTCAGCAGGTATTTAGAGGCTCTGACCTTCGCTACTTTGGTGAAATTTTAGAAGAGTTTGCTAAAGACTTAAATGGTTTTGAGTATCGCATTGATTGCGACTTTCAAAATGATGAATTTACTCGTACATTTAGATTTGTACCATTCTTTGACCCGCCAACAAAAATTAGAGTAACAAACAAAGAACTTTCATCAAACATAGCAACCCTTACAACTGAAGTAGCCCACGGGCTTGAGGTTGGTGAAGAGGTTGTTGTTTCTGATGTTGGTAATTACTTTGATGGAACTCAAACTGTTGTCTCTGCTCCAACATCAACAACTTTTACATTCAAGTCTTACAACCTAAATGTTCCTTCTACTGCTGCTTCTGGCTACATTGGACTTGTTCATCCGATTAGTTATCTTGGGGCTGACCAGTTTGTATTTGAGTATCCAGGCAACATTCTTAACTTCAAAATTGATGAAAGTGCTGAAGACTCGGCGACTCGTATGTGGGTTGGCGGAAATAATGACGGATTGAGTGGAGATGCTTCTAATCCCTACGCTGCCGCTTCTGCTACAGACTTACTTGGCGCTGGCTGGCCAGTTTTAGATTTAATTGAGGAGCAGAAAGATGCTATTGGCGAAGAGGCTTTGTATGACTATGCAGAGGAGTTTTTAGCAGAAGCAAGACCGCCAGAGTTGACATTTAGTATGTCAGTGAATGGTTCACTCAACCCTGTTGTTGGCGACTACTTGCCAGGAGATTGGTGCTCAATAATTATTGATGACGACTTCGTGCGTCTTCGTTTAGGAGATGACTTAGAGCCTAGAGGTGACATTATTGTCCGTAAAATTGTTGGGTTCAAAGTAAGTGTTCCTGACGTTCCAACATTTCCAGAAAAGGTAGATTTAGAACTCATTAGCGAATGGAAGGAGGATAGACGAAATGCCTAGTAGACGCCGTCGCAGAAGTAAAAACTTAGGAACAAACCTTGCTGAGGTTCAGCGCCGCTTACGCTACCTTGAGCGCCGTCCTGTCCGCACAAAACTACAAAATAGAGTAGTAACTACCTCCTCTATTGCTGTTAACGCTGTCACCTCTGACGAGGCTTCGTTTGGAACAACTGTTATCACAGACCAGCCAACAAACACAATTGAAAACCCTAAAGACGGTCTGTTAGTTATCAATGAGACAGCAGGAACCACATCTGTCTACTCTGAAGCACAGAACAACTACATACAACTTCCAGCCGTTGATACGGAAGCAAGAGATGATGCTAGTGCAGCGCAAAGCACTGCTGATGGAAAAAATAAAATTTTTAGACAGAACAATGCTCCTACTTCAGGCCAAAGCCCTAGTACTGGAGACCTTTGGTATGACGAAGACGACGATAACAAAATGTATCGTTACACAGGCTCTGCTTGGAGTGAAGCGGTTGTACTTGGAAACAATGCTTTAGCAAGCATATCTGCCAACAAAATTACCGCTGGAACTATTGACGCAAATGCAATTAGTGTTGTTAATTTGAATGCTGCTAACATCAGCACTGGAAATTTAGACGCTGCTCGTATTGCTGCTACAGCCTTAAACGCAAACAATATTACTGCTGGAACTATTTCTGGTATTACAATAAAAACTTCTGGCTCAGGGCGACGTGTAGAAATTACTAACGAAGATGATGTTATTTTTTACGATGCAGATTCTAGAGTAGGACTTATTACACCTATTGCACAAAACTGGGACCCAGGAGAAGACGGAACAATTATCATCAATGATGGAATTATGATTTATGGTGGTGCCGATGAGGTATCTCAAGGCGGCCAAAAGTTTCCATCAATTGTTGCTACAGATGGCGGTATTTCTATATTTGGTAGCAATCTTAACTATATAGAATTTGATAGCAACTCGACAAGAACCTACGGCGAGTATTCAGTAAATTATGCTGACATTATTTCTTTGTCTTCGTTTTGGAATAATGGAGATTGGTATGTAGAAATACAAGGACCTCTTGTTTTAGGTGTAGAAAATGATGAAGGACCACTATCCCAAGGGACAGGACAGCCCACAAGTTCTGGACATACATATGGACAAATAGTCTTTAGGTATACATGAAATGCCAATTTATCAATGGGATAACTCTATTTGGCGTCAGATAAATAGCGTTTGGACGTGGGATAACTCTACTTGGCGTCAAATTAATAGTGGCTGGATGTGGGACAACAATAGTTGGCGTCAGTTTTTCTCTTCTGGAACATTTCAACCAGAAATTAGAAATGCCTCTGGAGATATAATTAGTACTAGAGCAGTAAACAATTTATTGTACGGGTATCGTGGGTCTAACACCTCTGCCACATACACTTATACATGGCAATATGGTGTTGGAAGTAATTATGAAAGCAACTGGGCAACTCAAACTGGTGCTGGTGCTACAGGAACACTCACTGGTGGAACTTTAACTACTACATATCAAACTACAACCACAGATGTAACTCGCCTTGAAAGCGCACTTAATAACTACCTTCTATACATGCGATTTAGAGTTGTAAAAAGCGGAGAAACACAATTTAGCAATAACGTAAGAATTCACAAAAGAGTTGCTTTTCAAACTACGCAGTTTTCTACAGGATACAGAGCCTTTGACTCATTTACAACTACATACAATTGGGCAACTATAAATCCTTATAGCGGAGACCGACTTGTGTTTTGGAGTGCATCTGATTGGTCAAATACCTCTGAAATAACTAATGACAGACGCCCTGATTATTATATTTTTACTTACACTATTGATGGAGAAATAACTGTAAAAGACTCTCGTGACGAAGACCCTGCTGACCCTAGAACTCCAACTAATGCTTCTCGTTTTCAAGTTCCTTTTAGTAGTTCATATGTTGGAGAGCCCGTTTATTATGAGATAGAAGCACATACAAGTTCTCCTAGTTCTCCAACTACAGTTTCTGGTCAAACTAGAAATGTTAGTGATGGAACACTTCAAGCACCAACAAATCTTTTACTTCAATATAACTATTTCTTATATCCAAACAGGTTATATATGACCTGGGACCCTTCTGATGGAGGCAATAACAACACAATTACTTACACATGGAGATTATATATAGACGGTTCTTTTTTCACTTCTGGAAACGTCACTGGTGGAGTTGGAACAGGTTTATTTGCCACATATCCAAGTAGCGGTGCTTTAGCATTTTCTGGAACTTTTACATTTCAAGTTCAGGCTGCGCAAAGCGGGCAAACAACAGTTACTTCTGGATTTTCTAATGAAGTTACTCTTGATTCACCTTCTGCTTTTACTTATAGCCTTACAAATAGAACTACAACTGATGGTGCTCCTGGAGACTTTACTATTTCTGCTTTTGCACAGAATGCCTCTATAATAAATCGTGTAGAAATTGACTGGACTGATGCAACAAATGCTGCTGAATACGACAGTGCGTGGTTTAGACCAGACGGTACAAGCCAAAATAATATTGTAACGGTATCTAGTGATTACTGGGGGTATGCTCAAAGTGGAAATTATACTTCTACAATTACTGCCAGAAACACTAGAGTTCAATACCTAAGAATATCGTGGACTAAGCCAGCGGGAACATCTGCTCTTAGTTATAGAGTTACATACACTAGACGCGTTGAATCAGCATTTTTAACAACGACAGTTGATGTTGGAAATGTTACTTTTTATGACTTTACATATGCAAATGATGCTTCAGATTCGCCGTCAGTTTCTGTAACTAGTGTAGTTGCGTACTCAACCGATACTGCTGGAGAAGGTCTTTCTAGAAATGGCACAAGTTCGGGCAGTAGCAGTTTAACTTCTGGAAGTCTTCAACAGGTAGCAACACGTCAAAAATCAAGAACAGAATTCTTAACTTATGTAGTTCCTTCTGTTGGAACGATAACAATTACTGGACAAGCAGAGCCAGGAGAAACTTTAGGATTTAGTTATACAGGAACGTGGACTCCTGCTTTAGGAGATGCTGGATGGGACATAAGTAGGACTTGGGGAATAACTCGTGACGTATCAGGTCTTCCGCCTTCATACACTAGAGGAACTGGAAATACCGTAGTTCCACTTGTTGGTGACATTGGAGAGTATATGTTGCTTAGGGTTATAGCAACATACAAAAACAGCCCTTCATCTACTGTAATTGGCACTTCTGAACGAATTGTTCCTGGACAACCTGCTTTTTCGGTAGCAAACAACGGCAATGCAACATTTACTGTTTCAAGCGTTGATTCTGCTGGTGCTGGTTTTTATTATGGTTCTTATACGGGAGGAAATATTTCTGAAAGAAACATCGGGTCAAGTTTTACATCTCCTGTAGTAAGTGAAGGAACTAAAACAGTTATTATATTTGGTAGAGCAAAAAAAGTTTTTGGTGGTGTTCAAGAAACTATTGATGGTAGAAGGTCAAGAAGTTCTACTGTAAATGTCACAGATTTAGGTGCTTTTATCTATCAAATTGCTGATACAACAGCAACTCCAAGCCAGCCAAATGCCTTTAGCCTTACTTGGGACTCTGGAACAACAAGTCCAGTTAGATATGACTGGAATGACACCAGCAATACAACATCTTGGTACAGCAGTATCAGTGGTGGTACAGAGGGAGCAAGAAACAATGAAAGGGCTGTATCTAATGATTTTTGGACAACAACTGCTGGCAATACTTACAATGTTCAAGTGTATGGAAGAAATACGCAAGGTAAAGTAACAGCAACTTGGGGGCAATCTAGCGGAGCAAATTCTTACAGAATTAATTACACTGTTGGTTCTAGTACATTGACTTTACTTATTGTAGGTGGTGCTGTTACTTCTCAAGAATTCTTTCTTCAAGCCTCGTCTGCGTCTCAAGGACTAGCGGGTCAAACTTTTACAATTAACAGCGTAACTGCCTACTCAACATCAGATGGAACTGGCGGAGGAAGAACTGGAAGTCGTTCTGGAGTCTCTAGCATCTCTCCTTCAGAAAAACTAGGTACTTCTAGATTTGTTAGCGGAACTGCTCCAACTGTTTCTCCCCCAGGAGTTCCAAGCCCGTTTTGGAATTACAACGGAGTTTCTGGTTCAACTTATTTATGGTCTGGCGGTTGGAGTTCTATGCTTAATGCTACTTCATATGACTATCAAATTCAGTACGCTACTTCAAGCACAGGAACAAATACAAATACTGTATCTGGAAGTCAGGCAGGAACTACATTAAATGGTTCATCAACAAAAGCATGGTCAAGAATGCGTGTAAGAGCATCTGGCCCTGGTGGTACTTCTTCTTATAGTTCGTATACGCCATGGGTATAAAAATGATAACTAACGAAGAAAAGAAAAAACTTTTAGAAGACAAGATTGGACTTCTTGACTTTATGATAGAAAACTTATCTTTAGGAATTACTAATAGTCCAGATGCAGATATTCCTGGGAAAAGACCAAGAGCAGAAGTCTTATTAGAGCAACAAACAGAGCGACAATTTTATATAGAAGAACTGCAGAATTTGGAGTAATCCAAAGACTATGGCTAGCAAAGTGCTATCATAGAACCCTAAGAAGGAGAAAAAATGGCAGAGACATACGAATATCTATCGCAAGAGGATAAAAACTCAATTATTGAGAACCACATCCGTAATCTTGAATACTCGCTATTCAATACCGAGATGTCAATTCTTGCTGCTAATAGCGTAGCGACCCCTAATGCTGAAACAATTGCCTCGCTCAATGGCGATAAAACCGATGTGAAAGCAAAGATTGCTGCTCTCAAAGCATTACTAAGCGAATAGAGTAATTTCTATGACAGACGCTAACGACAAAGACTTAGTAATCATTGCTCTAAAACAAAGAATTGGAGAACTAATCTCCAATTATGAATTAGACATTGCCAACATTCGTGCTCAATACACAAAACTGCAGCACGCTTATGATTTATTAAGAAAAGACACCACACCTCAGCCTGAAGAGAAAAAAGAGTTTCCTTCAGTAAATGAGTTGTTGGAGGAGCCAAACAAATAAAATGTTTGAGGTAAAAGACGGCTCACGCACTCTTCAATTTAACGGACGTCTCCTAGGCGAGTCTTCGTCTTGGAGACGAGGTTCTACTCGTTGGATTGAGTTTGCCCTATACAGAACTGAGAATGGCTCTTACATTCTCTCTCGTATTGGAGTATCTCTTGTCTATCACGGAGCCGCTTGCTCTTCAGTCAAAAACTACAACTTAACTGAAGAAAACCCAAATAGTCTAAATAAGGATGCAATTCCTTGTGAGATATGTAATCCTTTTAGAACATTGCCTATGGTCTTTCCAGAAAAGTATCGTTACTGGGCTCAAGTTTCAGAAGACCCAAAACCAGTACTTGATGCTCTTTACAAATACGACCACAATGGGGCAAGATATCTAACCAATGTAGCGCAGCGGCTTTTGGAACGAGCGTCCGAAAATGACGAAAAAATAGATGACGTGTATAGAGTAGAAATGATTCCGTAAGACCAGAGAAAAAAGGAAAACAAAAGACGAAATGACAAAAGGACTAGACGGAATACAAGTCACTCTTATTGACTCTGTAGAAAAAGCAAACCAATTTATTTCTTGGCTTGGCGAGCGCAGACCGCATAACGCTATTGCTGTTGATACAGAAACTGGCGAACGACCTGGAAGACCACGAGAAGATGCACTTTCTCCTTGGCATGGTGATTTACGACTTGTACAAGTTGGAGATGGAATGCGTGGCTGGTCTATCCCTTGGGACGAATGGTCTGGTGTTTTCTATGAAGCAATGGATAAATTTGATGGACCACTTGTTTGTCACAACATAGCATTTGAAGCACGATGGTTTGCTGTTAAGTCCCGTTGGGAAATTCCTTGGCATAGAGCACACGACACAATGATTATGGCTCATCTTATTGACCCGCTTGGTCCTGGAGGTTTGAAACCTTTATCTGCTCGTCTCGTTGACCAACACGCAGCACACTTACAAGACAAACTTGATATTGACCTTATAAAAAATGGCTGGACTTGGGGAACTGTTCCTACCAACTTTGAGCCCTACTGGTCTTATGGCGCTCTAGACACAATTCTAACAATGCGTTTATGGGAGCAGTTTTATAAGAAATGCGGCCCTGGACAGCCTTATTACCAAGCCTACGAACTTGAGATGGCTGCTCGCAAAATTGTTACTCGTATGGAAATCAATGGCGCTCGTGTTGACCTTGAGTACTCCAAGAAAAAATACGACGAACTTATTGCCTATACAGATAGCGTCAAATCTTGGGGAGCAAGTACTTATGCTGGAACCAGCCTAACTAGCAATATGCAACTAGTTAGATTATTTGAGCAACTTGGCGCTGAGATTACAGAGTTCACTCCGTCTGGTCAGAAAGCCTGTACCAAAGACCAGTTGAAGATGCTTGTGCGTGATGGAAATGATGAAGTAAAAAATCTTGCTGAAACTGTTCTCAAACTTCGTAAGGCAGACAAACTTGCTAGCACTTACTTTCTAAACTTCTTAAACAAAAATGTTAATGGAATTCTTCATCCTTCTGTCAAAACTTTAGGTGCTCGCACATCTCGTATGTCTATCACTGACCCAGCGCTACAGACTCTTCCAAAAGGTGATGACACTGTCCGCAAAGCCTTTATTCCTAAAGATAAAGACCACGTTATTATTACCTCAGACCTTGACCAAGTTGAGTTTCGTATGTTTGCCTCGCTCTCTCAAGACCCAAACCTTGTCAATCTATTCAATCGTGCTGATGCAACTGGCTCGGACCCATTTACCGAAATTGGCCGTGAGGTGTATCAAGAACCTGAGATGAGTCGCTCAGATAAACGCAGAACTCTTATCAAAGGAATGGTCTATGGTCGTTTATATGGCGCAGGAGTTGCCAAGCAAGCACTTACTGCTGGTGTATCTGAAGCGCAGATGAAGGCCGTATCTGACGCTTTTGATAGGCGCTATCCAGGAATGATTAAGTTCCAAAAGAAGGTAGAGCACATAGGAGCAACACGAGAGCGACAAGAAGGTCAAGGCTATATTCACACTTGGACTGGTCGTAAGATTCCTTGTGACGATGGTCGTGTGTACACTCTTATCAACTATCTCATTCAGGGGGGTGCTGCCGAAGTGTTCAAGAGCAATCTTGTAAAACTAGACCAAGCAGACCTTACTGAGTATCTGATAGTTCCAGTACACGATGAAATTGTTCTTCAAGCGCCGCGAGAGGATACTGAAGAAATCAAAAAGATTGTTCAACAATGTATGACAACAACCGAAGGCTGGTCCGTGCCACTAACTGCTGGTATTGATGGCCCGCTAGAAACGTGGGGGGATAAGTACTAATGTCTCAAGCAGTCCTTGCTGTAGACCCAGGAAAAATAAGTGGAGTTGTTTTATTAGAGTGGAATGTTATGGACGAGGTTCCACAACAAAAGTTATCTATAGAAGTTGATGAACGAGATTTTTATACGACTGTAGATGTTGCTATGACTGGCTGGCGCAACTACGAAAAGTTTGCCGTTGTCTGCGAGCGCTTCACAATTACAGCGCAAACTGTAAGAAATTCACAAGCGCCATTTAGTCTTGAACAAATTGGAGTTTTGAAGCATACTTGCCGTATGCGGGGATATGGAGCAGAAAATATAAAGTTTCAGGCTCCAGTAGATGCCAAAACTATGTTTCCCAATGACCGAATCAAAAAGGTAGGGGTTTGGCATAAAGGTGGAGAGGGTCACGCACTTGACGCGACACGCCACGCACTATTATATTTAGTAAAACAGGGTTGGAAGCCTACAGTTCTGCTAAACTAGGTTACGGTCTTGGAAAAGTAAAAAACTATTTTTTCTGATACCGTATCTACAAAGAATGACAACAAGGGAGTAGCAAGTGGCAGTTACAGTAGAGATTGATAATGCGAGAGAACATATCCTCATCACTGCTGACTGGCGCTTCAAGGAACTTATAAAATCCCTTCCAGGAGCCTCCTGGAGCCCCTCAGAGCAGGTTTGGCGTGTTCCCCTTAGTTGGACTGCTTGTTTGGCTTTACGCTCCACATTCCGCAACGATTTGACGATTGGACCATCTCTTACCGAATGGGCAACCAACGAACTAAATACCCGTATAAATCCCTCCACAGCCCTTAGAGAGTTAGAAACCTATGATGGTGATGAGATTCTCTTTCCTCACCAGAGAGCGGGCGTAAAGTTCCTCTCTACCGCTAAACGAGCCTTGCTAGCCGATGAGCCAGGGCTAGGTAAGACTGCCCAAGCCATCCGAGCCTTGAAAGAGTTACAAGACCAAGGAACACCTGTTTTTCCAGCCTTGATTGTCTGCCCTAACACCTTGAAGAAGAACTGGGCTAGAGAGTTCAAGAAGTGGTGGCCTGATGTCAAGACTCAAGTAATCAAAGGTTCAGCAGCACAACGCAAACGACAATTTGAAGAAGATGCTCAAGTATTTATTATCAACTGGGAATCGCTACGAGCACACTCTCGCCTAGCACCTTATGGCTCGATTGCACTTAAAAGATGTGTTGCTATGGGTGGACACGATGAAAAAGTCACTGAAAATCAATGTGAAGTTACATTACGAGAATTAAATAAAATTGATTTCAAAGCGGTAGTTGCTGATGAAATTCATCGCTCTAAAGACCCTAAGAGCAAGCAAAGTCGTGCGCTCTGGGCAGCAAGTGGTAACGCTGAAATTAGATTTGCTCTAACAGGTACTCCTATTGCTAACAATGTCGTTGACCTTTGGTCAATCCTTCATTGGATTTCTCCTAAAGACTGGCCTAGCAAGACAAAGTGGATTGACCGAATGGTTGACACGATGCTCAACGCTTTTGGTGGAATGATGGTTATTGGCGTAAAGCCAACAATGCAGGATGAGTTTTATAAAACTGTAAATCCAGTTATGCGTCGTATGCTCAAAAAAGTTGTGCTACCACATCTTCCACCAGTAGTCAATGAACGCCGAGATGTAGAAATGTCAACTAAGCAAAAAAAGGCTTACGAACAAATGCGTGATTTGATGATTGCCGAACTTGAGTCTGGCGATACTTTGGCAGCGCCAAGTGTCTTGACTCAGACCATCAGACTTCTACAGTTCGCTAGTTCCTACGCAACTTTAGATGTTGACGAAACAACTGGTGAGGCAAAAGCAGTATTAGATTCTCCGTCTTGTAAAGTTGAAGCGTTGATGGATGATATTGATAATGGTGACTTTGGTGATGACTCTGTAGCAGTATGCGCAGTCTCTAAACAACTTATCAATCTGCTTAGCGCAGAGTTGACAAACGCAAAGATTCCGCATGGTCTTATTACTGGAGACCAAAACGAAGATGAGCGTCAGAAGGCTATTGACGATTTCCAGTCTGGCGCTATACGCTGGATTCTCTTCACAGCGCAAGCGGGGGGTGTTGGTATTACTCTTACAGCAGCACGCAGATTGATTATGTTACAACGTCCTTGGTCTTTAGTTGACCACAAACAAGTTCTTGACCGCGTACATCGTATTGGTTCTGAAATTCATAACTCAATTGTGATTACAGATTATGTAACTGAAGGAACTATTGAAGAACGTGTAATTCAAGTCCTTGAAACCAAGGCAGATAACTTTGAGCAGATTGTTCGTGACAAAGACCAACTACTCAAACTTCTACAAGATGATAAGGCGGGGGCTCTATGAGTAGTCCATACAGACTATCTAATACAGAGATACAAACATTCAAAGATTGTCGCAGACGTTGGTGGCTAACTTACTATCGCCGTCTACAACCAAAATCAAAAGATATGACTGGCGCTTTAGCGCTTGGTTCAAGAATTCACGCAGCCTTAGATGCTCACTACTCGACTGGCGTTCCGCTTCTAAAAGCACACGCAGATTTAGTTGAGAACGACAAACAACTTCTTCTTGCTGAGTTTAGAGATGTTTACGAACTAGAAACCGAAGCAGAACTTGGTCGCATTATGCTTGAAGGCTACGAGCAATGGGTAGCAGAAAACGGCATTGATGCTGAACTAGAGATGATTTCTACTGAAGAAAAGATTGTTGCTCCACTATTCAATGGTGAAGTAGAACTTCAAGGAAAACTTGATATGCGTGTTCGTCGCAAGGCTGACGGAGTTCGTATGTTTCGTGACTTCAAGACTGTAGGTGGTTCGCTATCTGAGTTTGCCAGTATGGCTCATATGAACGAGCAAGTTATGACTTATATGCTTCTTGAGTCAACTAAGTTTAATGAGAAGGAGCGCTCAGAAGGCGGAATCTTTACATTGCTGAAGAAAGTGCGTCGTACTGCTGCTGCTAAGCCACCTTTCTATGAGCATGTTGAAATTAGACACAATGTTTTTACTTTGCGCTCGTTCTGGAATAGGATTCACGGAACGATTGCTGACTTGATGAAAGTCAAAACAGGATTGGACGCAGGAGAAAATCCAGCGTTCTTGGCATATCCACGAGCAAGTAGAGATTGCAAATGGAAATGTCCGTTCTTCGCTATATGCCCAATGTTCGATGACGGAAGCGCTGTTGAACAAGCACTTAGTGAAATGTACGAGGAAGTAGACCCTTATGCCTACTATGACACAGACAAAACAGGAAGCGAGTGACAATGAGCGAAATTCAACGCTCTCTAACGGTTATGGTTTATGGAGAGAGCAAGGTTGGTAAATCAACTTTTGCTGTAACCGCACCATATCCTCGCCTAATGCTTGACGTTGAGGGCGGGCATCGATTCCTGCCAATCGTTGTGAAGTATTGGGACCCGCTGCGTGAGGAACCACCAATCGCAGACGGAACTTGGGACACAGTTGTAGTTACTGTTCGTGACTACGACACTGTCATCAAGACTTATCAATGGCTACAACTTGGTCGCCATCATTTCAAGAGTTTGATTATTGATTCAATCTCTGAACTTCAGGTCAAGTGTATGGACTCAATTGCTGGAACAGAGCAGATGAAGATGCAACAGTGGGGCGAATTACTTCGTCACATGGGCGGTCTTCTACGCGACCTCCGCGATTTGACTATGCACCCAACTAATCCACTAGAAGCAGTAGTGCTTACGGCTATGTCAAGAACAAGCCAAGATGGTCGTCACCGTCCTTATCTACAAGGACAGTTGGCTATCCAAGCGCCTTACTTCTACGACATTCTCGGCGCAATTACAGTTGAAACTCTTCAGAGTATTGACCCAATGCAAGCGCCACAAAAAGTTCGTCGTATGTACGTCGAACGCACAAATGACTACGAAGCGGGTGAGCGTGTCCAAGGACGCCTCGGCGCCATCGTTGAACAACAGAATTTGTCTGTAGACCGAATGCTTGACATGATTTTTGGTCCACGACAAACAGCAACAACTACTACTAAGAAAGAGGTAACAGAGTGAGTACTCTCAATTGGAGTGACCTCATCAAGGAAGCCGGCGAAACTGGAACGTATGATGCGTTACCAGACGGCGACTATGACCTTGTGGTGCTAGAAGCAACTGCCAAGGTCTCACAAAGCGGCAAGACAATGTTCGCGCTGAAATCACAAGTTGAGGGCGGTGCTCATAACAAGCGTCTGGTTTGGGACAACTTAGTTGTTTCACCTGACAGCCAAGCAGCACTTGGTATCTTCTTCAAAAAGATGCACGCTCTAGGCTTGCCTCGTGAATATTTCATGCAGCAACCGCAACCAACAAATGCTCAGATTGAGCAGATTCTTGTTGGTCGTCGTTTCCGTGCTCAAGTCGGTACACGCACTTGGCAAGGACAAAAGAAAAACGAAATTAAGAACTACTATCCAGCAGTTGCTACATCAGCAACCGCTGCTGGTGTTTCAGTAACTGCTGCTGCCCCTGCACCAGCACCTGCTCCAGCACCAGCACCTGCTCCCGCACCAGCGGCAGCACAAACCGCGGCTCCAGCAGCCCCGTTCTAAATAGATGTGATTACTAGGTGTTACTGCTTGGGGAAGTGCGTAGCACCTAGTAATCCTTCAGAAAAAGGTTTCAATGAAAGTTTTTATAACTGGATGCACAGCAGCACACGCATCTAAGTATTCAAATGAAAAGAATGCTTCTTTCGCTGGAACTATAAACGCTGCGCTTGTAGAACTAGGCTGTGAAGTAGTCTGGGACAGCCCTTCAGTTAATCTTACAAAAGACTATTTATCTCAGTTTGATTCTGTTTTGCTTGGGCTATCCTCGCCTACAAATGTCATATCGCACAGAATCTATGGCGCTTTATCTGTCGCCAAACATTGCCTTGAGTTAGGCAACCTATCTATATTTATTGATACACCAGACCCACATAAAATTTACGCTGGCTTTAGAGAAATTTACAAAAACCCAAAATCTTTAGTCAAAGGCTTTTACTCAAAAAAGCGAGAATATAATTTAGTTTTAAAAGAGAACAACTTCAATAATATTGTCTCTGGAATAAACAAACTTTATACAGAGACTTGGCCTAAGACAATTATTCCTTCCTATCCTTGGACAACTTCTGCGGTTGTGTCTAAATACATACCAAACATAGATAGCAGCAAGTTGTTTTTAGTTTCTCCTGACTCTTACCTGCTTGAGATTCAGCAGGACAGAACTACTGCAGTTGATGGAAATTACTGGTGTGCTGACAACATAAAAACTAAGTGGTCTCAGAGCGTAGGCGAAAGTTTGATAAACCCGATTGTTCCATTCCGTATGAATAAGTGGGAAGGCAATAAAGACGTCTTAGAACGCCTTAGCGGGTCAATAGGAGCCCTTATCTCCATCTATAAGGACGGAAACTCGTGGTGGATGCCTACGCTTTCTCAAGCGCTATTTGTAGGAGTTCCAGCAGCAACAGACTGGCGTCACACAGCGCATATGGGCGCTGAGTGGGCAGTATTGCCTTCAGCAATAGAGGAGATGTCTTCTTGGGCTAGGCTTGATGTTGCTAAGAAACAGAAAGAATATTACATACAGGATTTGCCCGCTTGGGCAGATGTAAAAGATAATTTGGGCAATATCTTGCTCCAAAAAACATACGCATGAAAGGAGAAAAATGCCTAATGTAGATACAGACTGGGTAAAGGAACAATTTATCCAAACTAAAACAAGAAAAGCGGTAGGAGATGCTGTTCTCAAACTGCTTGCTACTTGGGACGAACTAAAAGAAAGAACTGGTAAAAATGATGCCGAGATAGTTAAAATTTTTGGAAAACTATCCTTGGGACATGCTCTTATTAAAGAAAACAAAGACGAAAAGTGGGGACCTGCTAGAGCAGGAGACCTAAAGGTAACTGATATAGTCAGAGTTAAATTTGATGCCTTTGATTCTGTTAGTGGCAGGAATCATCTTAACGGACGCCGTGGAAAAGTTGTTGGTGTTCGCTATGGAGATATTGTTATCAAGAGCACTGATGAGAAAACTCCTTTGTTAGATGGAGTTCACTTTAGACCAGAGAATCTAGAGAAACTGGTTTAGTATGCGCTCAATGACATACAAATTTTCTTTCCTAGCCGACGACAGAGAAGAAATGTTGGAGACTATAAAAGAAAAAATTTCCCCAATAGTGGACAGTAAGTCAGAAGACCCACTAAAGTATGTAAATTACGAAACGACGATAAGTGACAGTAACGAAGACAAAAAATATCTAGTAGAAGTAATAGCGAGGGTACGAAATGACGACAGATAGTTCACCTAGCCCAGAGCAACAACCACTTAGAGTAGAGGCTTTGCGAGAGGCAGCAAGGATAATCTCAAGTGATAGAAACAAGCAGTATGGTGCTCCTGAGAATAATTTTGAGCGAACGGCTCAAATTTGGTCTGTCATTCTTGGTGTGCCAATCTCTAACGAAGATGTAGCAATGATGATGGTAGGGCTCAAGATGGCTCGTTATGCTTCCAAGTCTGGATATCAGCCAGACACTTGGATTGATATTGCTGGTTACGCTGGCTGCGGATATGAAGTGGGAGCGCTAGAGAACAAAAACAAGTAAATATTAACGGGGAAGGATTTTATTCGTGTCAGGATTGCCTTGGGAGTTTAATCAACCACTATGTGCACAGGTAGGAGCAGAATTATTTTTTCAAGACGATAGAGACGATAAAAAACCAGGAATGAGCGAGATTGATTACAACGCTTCTAAAAGAATTTGCAACTCTTGCGTTCACATAACTGAGTGTGCTGAGTGGGGTATAGTCCACGAAGTACATGGAGTTTGGGGCGGTCTCACTCCGCAAGACAGAGAAAGAGTAAGAAAGAAGAGGGGCATAATCGTAAATACGATTGTTGTCCGAATCTAGGATGTCACGACAGACTAGAATTAATGGCATGGCCGCAAAACCTGCGCAACTACCATACGCCATCTGCGAGATGTGCTGGCTAGATGAGCACGCTCGCTGGGAGCCAGAGAGCATTAGCGAGACTGGCAGTATCTTGATTAAGTTAGTTGGGGTAGATAGCCCAGAGATACTTGAACCAGGAAGCGTAGAAGTCTGCTGTATGTGCGGCACAATAACAATTGCTGGCATCTACGAGATGCGTAACCCTGAGACTGTCTACTTTATAGGAGACGAGTTCTCTAGAGATTTTGAGTTCAACATAAACGATATAACTGAAGACTAGGATTTAATGAAAGACAAAAGACTTGGACAGGAACTCTGGATTGAGTGGATTGGTTCTGGCTATTTTCTTACTAAGCCTGACCCAGTTATCTATTACACGATAGACCACATTGACATTGAAAATGAGTTAGTTAGAAAAGCCCTTGCTTCAGCGCTTCAACGTGACGGAGTTTACGATAGTTTGAATGAAGCATTTAAGGCCATAGATACAGGAATTGTTTGTAGTGGATGGGCTGGAGTTCTAGAAGACGAACTTGATTTAGTTGTCTGCACAGAACTTGGCGAAACTGAATATGGTGATACAGTAGAAGATATTCAACCAGTTACTTGGATAGAAATAGATAAATAAAAGATTAGTGTTTAGTGTGTTTATTCAATACTTTTTTAGTCTAATAGTGTAGGCTAGACTATGTGTGGAAACCTGCTAATAGTCTAGAGTGGCAACGAAAGGCGCTTTGCGCTCTTCCAGTCAATAGAAAATACATAAACCACTTCTTCTCGCAGGACTTCTCCCAAAAATACGAAGCAAAGAATATGTGCTTCTCCTGCCCTGTTCGCTCCCAATGCCTTCAATGGGCGCTTGAGCATCGTCAGATTTGGGGCATATGGGGAGGAAAAGACGAAGTAGAGATTCGTCGTGCTTTGTCTGTTTCTTATCTTGGCGAAGAAACTAGACGCCGCAGATACCCAAATTGTCCATACTGCACTGCTCGTCCAAACAAACTAGAAACATCTATTGCTCAACTAGATACAACTGGTCGTTGGACTACCGCAAAGATTGTTACCTGTACTGATTGTGGTTTTTCTTGGCGCAGTAGAACAAGTGCTAATGCTGTCGAGGCTTACAAGGCTGAGCGTGCTGAAAGAATTGCTAAACAGGAAAAAGAAAAACTAAAGAAGAAGCGTAAGCCTAAAAAATCTTCCGTAGCCAAACCTGCAAGCCGCGCTCCAAAATAGTAATTTTATTTGCGTAAGAAATTAGAAACGCATCTATTCCTGGTCCTGGTCTATCTGCTTTAGGAAGATGTGCGCCCCATCTATAATCATCAAAAGCAAGAATTTCACCGTTCTTTAGGCAAGAATAGCCATCTAGTCCATCTTTTAGTGCCCATACTGCATGATGGTCAGCATCAACATAGACAAAGTCAAACTGTTTATTGTTTGATTTGAAGAACTCTTTAGTAGTCATCTTCATTTTTACAAGACGACCTGAGTCAAGCCATTCTTTATTCTTATCATCATAAGTCTGCTCAACGCTCTTCCAATCAAACTCTTTATGCTCATCTTCATTTGAGCCTTCCCAAGTGTCAACATCTGTAAGTGTTGACTCTGGGTGTGTAAGCACATTTTCAAAAAGCCACTTAGTT